GTGGAGATGTTAGTTATACACGTACCAGGTCTGCGGCGAATACAGAATCCCAATCAACTCTTTTGATTTGGCGTAACTGCTCGAGGTTGTTAAATCTTTCACCAGACAGGGACAACTGAAGGTCCTTGATTTCTCGAGCAGTCTTCAAACCAATTCCTTTGATGTGGTCTGCAATCATCTGTGCAGTAGCACCGTTGATGTTAAGACGTGTATCAGGGGGGAAATTGCGAGGTTCTTCGTTTGCCGCTTTATCTTTCACCTGCAAAGTCTTAACTTTTTTAGTTGCAGACTCGTCGGGTTCAAGTTCAGTTTTGTAAGCGGTGTAAAGGCGACCGTCCTGATCTTCGACCATGAACCAATCGCCTTCATCCCACTCACTAATAATTCGAACTCGAGCACCGGTTTTTTTATGACGATGCAGGAGCAGTTCTGCGGCAACAGACATAGGACCAAGAAAATACCTGGTCCTAGTTTAACTCAGTTACTCACAATACGGTTGACGAGATAGGACTCGATATCGTTGTAACCAGGAGCTTCATCCGGCTGGATGTAGCAAACTTCAACCACGAAGTAACCAGTACGACCGGCAGCTTTGTCAGCGGCAGAGATATACCAGCCAGGAGCCGTACCAGAGGTGGTAGTAGAAGCGGCGCGAGTGAAGACGCTGTAAGTAGCAGCAGCAGTGTGAGGCTTATAAACGTTACCATCGGTAAGACCGACAGCACCGCTAACCACAGGCACAGGAACAGCAGAAACAGCAGCAGTACCAGCAGCAAAGAAGACTTCGCCTTCTTGACTACCGGAAACAGTGGACGACAGGTTGACCTGGGCCACACCTTCACCAGAAGCTGCGCTGGAAACAAGACCAGTAGCGAACGAGATCACGCGACCAGTGGTGGTATAAACACCGGAAGCAACGCGACCATCACCCCAACCCGAAGCAACCGACATCGCAGTGCGATACACGTAGATGGGATAAGTGGAAGAACCACTGATCACCATACCGGTGATGTCAGTACGGGTGTCGTCTTGACGATAAGGGGAAGGAACAATAACGCTACCAGAAGCAACAGCGCCATCACCAGAGGTGTTGGTAACAGCAACGTAACCGCGCTGCTGAAAGTAACGATAGCCAGGGATAGCAAGAACCGAAGTAGGACCTGCTTCTGAACCGTCATTAGTACCGCTGTAATCGGTATCAATATTCTTGTACCAACCGTTAAGAGGCTCTGCCCAGTTGCCGGGGTAGATTTTTTTAGACGAAAGGTAGGACATTTATTTCTCCTTTGTGTATGTTTACGTTATAGATCAGACAGTGCCGTCGTCAGAGACAAAGCTGTAAGCAGTCGTGATGAAGTCTTTGTTCAGCACTTCAAAACCAGCGTACAGTTGCCAAATCAAGATGATGAAGCGGCTGAATTCATCGTTGTTGTTGTTGAGCACCTGAGCGTTCGGACCACCGATACCAACACCAACGGCCTGAGGACCGAAGAAGAAGCCCTGAGCAACGTCTTGGTTGGAGTAGGAAGCGGGAGTAGCAAAGCTAGCCGAAATTTGCTTGTTGGGGAAGTTGGTCGATTCGAAGAACTTCACGCCTTCAAACTGAACACCAGTCGGCATCACAGGCTCACCAGCCAGGAAATAACCCTGACCAGCTTGGGGACCCATGTAGAAGCTGGCGTTGTTAGGCATCATGGGGTTACCCATGTACATGCCTTGACCAGGATTACCGGAGTAACGAGCGATCTCACGGAAGTCGGGGTCACGACGCAGGTGCATCATGAACACGGGATCGCAAATGCAGCGATACAGACCGTCAGCAAAGGTAGGAACGTTGCGCTTACGCAGGTCCTTAACAACATTCAGCAGGTCTGTACGGACAGAGAACTGCTGCAGGTCAGCAGTGTACTCATTGGCAGTGTAGGTAACTTGACCAGAAGAGTTCTTGGTCTTACCACCAGGGAAGTAGTAACCACCTTGGGTGCTAGAAGCGGCACCATTGGCTTCTGCTTTGGACAGTTCGTCAATGAAGACGCGGTCACGCCAACGACGATAGTCATCCAGCAGGGTGAGGCTACCGATCGACTGGTGGAACATGTTGAGATTACCGGTGTCCAGCAGAAGGCGCTGAGCGGTAATCAGGGTTTCGCGAGCAATCTTAAAGGTCGAAGGCTGGGTCGGATCGCCAGGATCAGCAGGACCGGTGTATTCGTTAAGCACTACCAGGACTTTTTCCTTGGTGATGTTACGGCTGTTAGCGGTACCGATCGTTTGATCAGCCACGCGAGCACGGCTGTCCTTGGTCCCAGGGTTACCCCAGAACTTATAGCGATCAAGTTGAACGGTTTGACCGGGTTGGCGAGTAAAGTCGTGGACAACCACGGGCTCTACGGCCATCTCACAGATATAGGCAGGGTGAGGGCGATACAGCTCAGCACCCAGAATCTTAGGGAAGTCGTTCTCCTGGTCTCTAGTTTCTTAGAGGGGTGGACTATCTCTTCATCCCTGTGGGATGCCGGACGCTAAATCTGGTATTACGTAACAAGAACGTGTTACCCCCAGTAGTCTCTGCGCCTTCCAATCACGCTTGATTGGCTTGGCTCAGGATTACCCTCGTCTTTACGTTAGGGCTTCCCTGAATTCATCCGGTTTGCACCCATCGATTGCTCGGTGGGGTGACAACGTTGAGCGTTCA